TAGATAAATAAGAGTAGGAGAATTAAATGCCAATAAGAACAATCGTTGATAGAGCAATAGAATCAGCAGAACATGGTAATGGTGGTATTTTATTAAATGGAACAGATGGTTCATCTTCAAATGAAAATAGTTTTTTAGTTTTAGATGCTAGTAAATCTGCTACGATTGATGTAAATGAAAAAATTGAATTTGAAAAAGAAACTGTTGGTGAAGAAAATATTGAAAGCACTGTTAAAAGTTTAAATTTTGATGCTATAAAATTAGAAAATGAAGATGGCAATGTTTTATTAGATACTGATGAGAGTGATAGACTTGTTTATGACCAAGTATTCAACCCATCAACATTTAATATTGGTAGCACACTAACGGCCGGCAACGCAATTAAAGTTGATTCTTCTGGCTCAGGTTTTGAGTTTGGAGTTGCAGGTCCTGATATTTATTGGGCAACATATGCAACAACAGACCAAACGAGTTTAACAAATAATACAATCACTACTGTTGTTTATAATGCTGTAAGGTCGCAAAGTTCACATGGTGGGTACGATACCTCAAATGGTAAATTTACTGTACCAGTTGATGGTGATGGTATTTATGATATGTCTGCTATGGTAACGATTGGTGGTAGTGGTACTGCAAATAATGCCACTAGGTCAGTATATACTTGGATTTATATAAATGGTAGTAATGGAAGAGCAAGAGCAGGAAATTTTTTAACTGCAAATTATTATGAAGGTACTCAAGGAAGTAATTCACCAGTAAGATTAATATATCCACTAGTTGCTGGTGATACTGTTGAAGTAAAGGGGCAGGCATATGGTAACGACCACTCTTTTGATGCGTCAACTTCTAATTCTTTTTTTGGTGGGTTTAGAGTAGTAGCAGGAACATTTTCAGTAGGATAGTTATATGGCAAATTTAGCAACTAAAATAGAAATATACTTAGGAAGAACACCAGACTTTAGTAATGAAGTTCAAGTATTTTATGATAATGGTGTGTATAGTATTAATATGTGGAACTGTACAGATAAACCAGAACCAAAAGAAAGTGATTTATGTTCAGATGAAGCTGCAGATTATTTTGATGGTATGAGATTTTTAAGACAAGATAGAGATAGGAAACTTGCTAAAACAGATTTCTATGCTTTAGGTGATGTTACAATGAGTGATGAAATGAAAACATATAGACAAGCATTAAGAGATATAACAAAAGATTTAACTACATCAACTCAAATTAAAAATGTAACTTGGCCAACTGAACCTTAAAGGACAATGATACATGACACAGACAAAAATAGGAAAAGATGTCTTAGATAATGTAGTATCAACAGAAAAAATTACTGATGGTTCTGTTGCAACACCAAATTTAAACCCTAATGTTTTTACAGATATTACTGGGCCTCAATTATCAGATACTTTAGATTTATCTAGTAAAACTCTTACTTTTTCAGGACCACAATTAACACCTCAAATACCAACAGCAGGTCAAGAAGAAAATGCATTTAATGTTGGTCTATTAGGATTTAAACAAGCAGTAAGTGAAGGCCTTACTATTTTTAATTTAGTAGATGGTGTTGTTGACGAGTTTAATGATGAGTCAGGAATTGATACACCAGAAAATTCAAATGCAGCTTATGATTCATCAAGTGATTTTTATAGTAATGAAGCTTCTGCTACTATCCCTGCCCCACAAGAAATAACTTCATACACTTCTGGTACCGGAAACTTTACAGCAGAACCAACAATTACAAATGTAAATGTTCTTGTCGTAGGTGGCGGGGGCAGTGGCGGTGGAACTGCATCTGACGGAACTGGAGGTGCAGGAGCTGGTGGTCTAGTTTATTACCCAAACTATCCAGTTACTGGTGGGGCTAGTTATGCATATGTTGTAGGTGTTGGTGCACCTGAACAACCTACAGCTGGTGGTCCTGACCCAACATATGGTTACAATGGTGCAGACTCAAGTTTCAATGCCCCAGGTCCTATACCTTTAGTTGGTGAGGGCGGGGGTAATGGTGGTTCCGCTACGATATCAGCAGCTAAACTTTTTGGAAGACCTGGTGGTTCTGCTGGTGGTTATGGCGGTAAAATTCCAGATGCAGCTGGATTTCTGTGTTCGCCAAGTCAAGTTGCTGCTTATTATGGTGCAGATGCAATACCAGGATTCGCTTGTGCACAGACCGCTTTCCCTAATTTAAATCCATCAGGGGGTGCAACACACTTGATTGGAATGAGTACACAAAAGGCAAATCACCCAACTGGTTTAACACCAAGTGTATTACCAGTAAACTCGCCTGGTGGTTTTGGAAGTAGAGGTGGTGTTGGTTCACATGCAACCCCACAAACCCCACCAGATGGCCACAGAGATGGTGGCGGTGGAGGAGGTGCTGGTGGAGCAGGTGATGATAACTTACCGACTGAACCACAAAATCAATTAAACCCAGGTGGCCCTGGTCTTGCATATAATATTGCAGATGGTTCTACTTCTGTAACTTATGCAGCTGGTGGTAATAGTGGCCCAGAAGCTACAAGTGGTGCTGGTGCAGATGCAACTGCAAATACTGGTAACGGTGGCACAGGTGGTGGTCCTCCAGGAACTGGTGGTGCAGGTGGTTCTGGAATTGTAATCGTAAAAGAATCAGTATCTAATGTTCTTAGTAGTTCATTAACTTTAATATCTGATACATTTACTGCTAGTTCAGTTCCAACAAAAGCAAGAATTGTTGTCTTTGCAGAATTACCAGATGGTACTTCAGATTTTACAGTAAGTGCAACAAGAGATAATTCGACATTTAATTCTATAACATTAACAGATGAAGGATTTCAAGCTGGTAGTTCTGGTATCAAAATATTTACAGGTAGTACACCTCTAACAGGTTCTGGTTCACCCCAAGTAGCATTAAGGTGGAAAGTAGTAGGTTCTAGTTTAACTGGAACAAACAAAATTCATGGGGTATCATTACAATGGGCATAAAAAATGAGTAGAACAAAATTAACAGATGAAACTTTAGGTAGTAATACAATTACAAGCCCTAATCTTACACCTGCAACTTTTACAGATGTAGACATTAGCCCGAATGTGGAATTAAATATTACTACACCTAATCTTGCAAGTTCTTTAGATTTATCATCAAAATCATTAACATTACCTAGTTCATCTTTATCACCCTTTGCAGCTAATGCGGGCACTCAAGCATTTAATATTGGTATATTAGGGTTTAAACAAGCAGTTAATAATGGGCTTACAGTTTTCAATTTAGTAGATGGTATTGTTGACGAATTTCATGACGAGTCAGGTGTAGATACTCCAGAAAATGCAAATGCAAATTATGATGCAACAAATGATTTATACAGCAACCCTACAACTACTATGACTGTAATTAGTGAAACATTTACAGCACAGACTGCACCAACAACAGCAAGAATTGTTATCTTTGCAGAATTACCAGATGGCACAGGTGATTTTGTAGTTTCTGCAACTAGAGATAATTCAACATTTAATACTATAACATTAACTGATGAAGGATTTCAGGCAGGGTCTTCTGGTCTAAAAATATTTTCAGGTTCAACAACACTCACAGGAACAAGTTCACCACAAGTTGCTTTAAGGTGGAAAGTAGTAGGGTCATCATTAACAGGTACTAATAAAATACATGGTGTGGCTTTACAATGGGCGTAACTAAACAATATCTAGGTAATCCTAATTTAAAAAAAGCATTTGTAAGTCAAGAGTTCACAAAAGAACAAATTCTTGAGTTTCAAAAATGTATGAAAGACCCACAGTATTTTATAGAAAAATATATTAAAATTGTTTCTTTAGATAAAGGTCTTATTTCTTTTGATATGTACCCCTTTCAAAAAGACATGGTAGGTACTTTTCATAATAATCGTTTTTCTATTTGTAAACTACCAAGACAATCTGGTAAGACCACAACTATGGTTTCTTATATATTACATTATGTTTTATTTAACGAAAATATGAATGTTGCTATACTTGCAAACAAAGCTGCAACTGCAAGAGATATACTTTCAAGATTACAACTTGCATATGAAAATCTACCTAATTGGTTACAACAAGGTATTATGTCATGGAATAAAGGTAGTTTAGAATTAGAGAATGGTTCACGAATAGTAGCATCTTCTACCTCATCAAGTGCAGTTCGTGGTGGTTCTTACAACATGATATTTTTAGATGAGTTTGCATTCGTACCTACAAATATAGCAGAAGAATTTTTTAGTTCAGTTTACCCTACAATTTCATCTGGTCAATCAACAAAAGTAATTATTGTATCGACACCAAATGGAATGAATATGTTTTATAAATTATGGATTGATTCAGAAAAGAAAAGAAATAGTTATATACCTATTGATGTACATTGGTCAGAGATTCCAGGTAGAAATGAAAAGTGGAAAAAAGAAACGATTGCAAATACAAGTGAAGCTCAATTTGCAAAAGAATTTGAATGTGAGTTTCTTGGTTCTCAAAACACACTTATTAACCCATCTAAAATTAGAACAATGCCAACACGAACACCTTTACAATCAAATAGTAGTGGGTTAGATATTTATGAAAAACCTGTTAAAGACCATACTTATGTTTTAGTTGCTGATGTGGCAAGAGGTATTCAAGGAGATGCATCTGCATTTGTTGTAATAGATGTATCACAAATACCATATCGTTTAGTATGTAAATATAAAAATAATGAAATAAAACCAATGTTATTTCCTCATGTAATTAAAGATGTTGCAAATGCATATGATAAAGCATTTGTCATGGTTGAAGTCAATGATATTGGCGACCAAGTAGCCAATGCGTTACAATTTGACTTAGAATATGAAAATTTAATTATGGCATCAATGAGAGGTCGTGCAGGACAAATTGTTGGTGGTGGTTTTAGTGGTGGTAAAGCACAACTTGGTGTTAGAACAACAAAGGCAGTAAAAAAATTAGGGTGTTCTAATTTAAAAACCATGATTGAATCAGATAAAATTATTTTAGAAGATTTTGATATAATCTCAGAGATGTCAACATTTATTCTTCATGGTTCTTCTTTTCAAGCAGAAGAAGGTCATAATGACGATTTAATGATGTGTTGTGTATTATTTGGTTGGTTGTCAAGTCAAACTTATTTTAAAGAGTTGACAGATAGTGATATTCGTGCTAGACTATATGCAGAGAATCAAAATCAATTAGAACAAGATATGGCACCGTTTGGTTTCTTTGATGATGGTATAGATGACCCATTTGAACCAAAAGGTGAAATTGATGAATATGGCACTAGATGGTCAGCTGTTGTTAGGAAGCATGATACAAATTGGTAAACTCTTCTTCATCAATTAAATCATTATCTTTTTTAATATAACAGTTCTGACATACTATAACTTGTTTTTCAATAATGTCAAGTATTTTTTTTCTTGACTCTTCATTTAAACCTTGTTTACTAGAATCAGAACGAATCTTTCTATCATCTGGATAAAATTTAAGACAGACTAATTCAGATTCACCACAATACTTACAAGACTTTTCTGTTAATTGTTTATTAACCCAACTATCCCTAAGTCTTC